TGTTAGACTAATTGCCGCCCATAGGGATGTAATAGTATTTCCTACGGTATTTTCATACGCTATGGTTGGGTTGTCTTCATCGGTAAAGTTAGGGGCGGCTAAGATATTAGCCTTTCCTACTGGTTCTAAGGTAAAATTACCGCTGCCCGTTACATTGACGCTACTGGAATATATAGCACCTCTAACAGTTACACTAAAAGTTTTAGTGCCGTCTGCGTTATGCTGTATGGTAGTGTAACCATCCGCGATTTCCTCATAAAGCCCGTATTTAGTTCTTACATCGCTCCAATAGACATTAGTGCCATCTATCTGTATTTGGAATGGTTCGCACGTTACTTGACTTGTGTTTGTCCCGTTCATCATCAACCACCAATATATTGTGGTTGTTTGTGCTGCTACATCTATACTTTCTCTTCTCCAATAGAAACTTAGGTATCTATTACCATATGTGCCCGTCCATTTACTTGTATCTACTTGCCCTTGTGTAGCCATTTAATTAACCTCCTATCCAGAAACAGCCCGTCCGTCCTGCTCCATAGGCTTCAAAACGGCTATCACCTATCATTAGGTATTGTCTTATATTAACGTTAATACAATTAACACCGACATTATCAGCGGTTAATACTTCTACATCATCACGAAATACCTTTAACCCATCTTCATCTAATAGGCTTTCCATTTCGCTTCCCGTCTTACTAATCCTTAATCCGTCTGCGTCAAATGCGAACCCTGTTTCTGTATATACTTTATTTACGCCGTTTGCTAATTCCTCTTGTATAGATAGTTTAACGCCCTCAGCAGTCATTGCCGCATTTACTTTCTGTGTAAGGGTTTCAATTTCTCCATTTACGCCCTCAATAGTAGTATTAACGTTTTCTTCAATCTTTGTAACGGACGCTATTAGGCTTTCTGTATTTAATTGTATTGCTGATATATTGTTAGCATTTGTTTCTGTATCGCTTGCTACAATATCTATTTGCTTATTAACCTTATCAACCCTTGCGAACGTTTTATAGAGTGCTTCACCTAAGTTTGTTGGGTTTTCAGCGGTTTCCGCTTCTCCATCTTCATAACGCCATTGGCTACGCTGTGATAAAGTGCCGTCATAGGTTAAAGTATCATCCAATAGGTATGTTAGGGCGGTTGTGCCGTCCTTCTTGACTATGGCTAACTTATCGCCTATTTCTATCGCAGGGTTTCCTCTCCAATCACATTCGTATTGGTTTATAGTCATACCGCCAACAGCAGATAAAGCATTATCTATCAATGTATGGGTATCTTCACGCAACTCATAAAACGGGTTATCCCGCACATATTGGGTTGTGCCGCTTACTTCTAACTTTGCGGTTATGCTATCGCCCAATTCCGTAGTATGGCAGATAGCCGCCAATCTGCGATTATCGCCGCTTTCAAGGTTATAATATTGCTCTTTGTCTATGGTATAGGCTGCTGTGCCGTCTTTGTCTAATGGTTTGAAAATAAGCGTATTGTAGCGGCTGATATAGTAAATGCTTTGAGTTGCTTCCGCTATCGCGTCTAAGAGTTGCCGCAGGGTTTCAGCCCCATCAAGGTTAGCCCCTGTTTCATATGAAACACTAAAAGCCGCGTTTTCTGTGTAATAGAAAACGCCTAAGCCCAATGCGGCTGCTGCCTGTGTCGCATAATCTGCTATTGTTGCGGGTAACTCTACGCTTAATTCGCTTACTGTGTGCGTTGCCGCGTCTTTTAACTTATCATAGGCAGTTATAGATAATTGGTTTGTTATCTCGTCCCTATGTATCTCTGTAATATAAAGGCGTGGGGCTATGCGTAAGGCGTTGCCGCCGTTCTTAATATCAATAACAAGGCTGTTTCCTGCCTTTATATCTATATTACGTTCTATATCTAATACCTTTATATTTGCCTTATGACTTACGCCGAAACCGAAAAACTTATTTGTTTCGCTTGTTCGCTCCAATGATATTGATTGTATAACAGTATCATCATAAAAGCGGGTTTTCACAGCATCGCCATCATATACGATAATTTCCGCGTTAATGTGCCTTACGGGGCTTTTGTAAGCATCTAATATAGTTTTATCCGTTGTTAGCATACTTTACCCCCTTACAGTTCTATAAATGTTAATTCCATAGCATTATAAGAAACTTTGTTCGCCTGTATTGTATAGTATTCTATTTCATTAGCCGGGATGATTGCCGTTATGGTTACTAATTCGCCCGTTTGCGGCTCTCTGTATGATACTGATACGCTCATTTCCTCTATCAAGGCTGCTACTGTTTTCATTGCGGCATCATCAAGAGGAATAACGGTTACTTCTATTGTTCTCTTAGTGTTTATATAATCTACTACCGTATTTCCTGCCGCGTTTGTTTGTGAAGTGTAGTTAGCGGCTCTACTAACTTTCAAACCGCTAACATACATTGATATATCTATATCGTTTATTTTCAAATATGCCATATCTAAAACCCCCTTAATACATTACAAGGGGTATGCTGCCCCTTTGACGGGTAAGGCTGTTAATGCTATCTACGCTGATTTCTGCGAACCGCTTACCATCAACATTAAGCACTATTGGCTGATTGCCGCCCATTCTGTCATTAAGCATAGTAGCCAACTTATCAAGCCATTGTAAGTTGTTTTCAAGAGGAATAACGGCTTCTTTACCTTGTTCGCCAATTACGGCAAGTGTAGCACTATCTACCACGCCGCCCTTAGCCATCTGCGGCACACTCAATTTTTCAAGCCGTTTGATATTTACACCCGGTATTGCGTTGATTATGTCAATAGCAAAGTTAATAGCACTTATAAAGCCGTTGATAATCTTTGTGGCAGTTGATAAAACACGATTAACCGCAGACGTTACAGCACCCTTTATGCCGTCTGCTATTGCCGTGCCAACCTTTGAAAATATGTTCTTTATGGTGTTCCATATATTTTCAAAGAATGCCCCAACACCCGCAAATTTAGCCTTGACATTATCCCACGCTGAACCGAATTTATCACCCATCCAACTATCAACGGATGATATAGCCCCTTTGATTTTGTCTAATACGCCGCTGAAAAACTCTTTCGGGTTGGCAAATGCTGCTTTAACACCTTCCCACGCTTTTTTAAAGGTATCGCTAAACCATTCTTTTGTCTTAGAAAACGCGGTTTTTATATTATCCCAACTTGTAGCGAAAAAGGTTTTTGTGCTGCTCCACGCCTTTTCTACGCCTTGACGGGCTTTTGTAAAGGTATCACTAAACCACGAACCGACATTCTTAAACGCCCCTTTAATGCCGTCCCATACCTTACCAAACCATTCTCCCGCTTTTTCCCACGCTTTTTTAATACCTTCCCACGCCTTTTTAGCCGCTTCTTTGATTTCGTCCCAATGCTTGACGCATACCACAATAACGGCGATAACTGCGGCTATGGCTGCGGCTATGGCGATATAGGGCAGTAATGCCGCCGCCATTGCTACGGCTTGTGCCGCGTAGGCTGCTACTAATCCCATTACGCTTGTTACCTCTGCTGCCGCCATAGCTGCCTTTACGGCTGCTGCGGCATTATATAAGCCAATAGCGGTTACAACCACACCAATAGCAACACCAACAGCCTGTAATAAGGTTTCGTGTTCCTTTACCCATTTCGCCGCGTCCTGTATTGCCGGGATAATGGCATCTAATGCGGATTGTAGTAACGGCATTAGTTTCTCAGCCAATGATTGGATATAAGGCGTTACCATTGCCAACGCTTCACCCGCAAAGTTAGAAAAGGCAGTAACTACGGGGGCTAAGGCATCACCTAATTTTGCGGTTTGCTCTTGTAGTTTCGCCTGTGCGTCACGCTGTTCTAATACCTTTTTATTATTCTTTTCATACACATCAGCGGCATTAGAATATAGGCTTGTTAGGGTTTCTCTTATTAGTTTTTCCCTTTCACTTTCGCTGTTACACGCTGCTAACTTTTCGTTGAATGCGTCTGTGCTTATTCCACTCCATTCTAACGCGTCCGCCAATGAACCTTGAACCTCGCCTAACTTAACAGTATGATTTATACCTTCCGTCAAGCCCTCCAAAGGCAATGAAGCACCGAAAGAGGAATACACGCCCTGTAATGAATGTGTGTATTCTTGTAGGTGTTGCTGTTCTACGCCTAACTTTGCTAAATGCTGTGCGGCTTCCTGTGCCTGTCCTGTATCACCTAAAACACGATATAAGCCGTTATAGGTTTCTTTTGCGGCTTCCGCACTCTGTCCCGCTGCTTCAAAAGAAGTTAATAGTTGTGCCTGTTGGTTTCTGTATTCCTCAGTTGCGGATACATTAGCCAATAAAGCAGCACCAACAGCGGCAATAGATACGCCTATTGCGGTTGCCGCCGTCTTGATACTTTGCCCTATCTTTTGAAAATTGGCATCTACATCTTTTTTAGCCTTTTCGACTTGTTCGCCAAATCCTTTTATAGCCTGTTTGGCTTGCTCTACACCCTGCCTTAGTTTCGTTACCTCAGCAGATATAAGTATTTTTAATTCTTCATTCATCTTGTTTTGCTGCCCTCCTTATATTATGGGCTTGTGCGAATTGCTTAAACCGCAACACGCTTAATTCATCCCGCTTTGCTTGCTGTTGTGCTTTGATTTCGTCACTTTCAAACAAAGAGGGGTATAGTTCATAAAGTTCAGGCATCTTGTTAGATGAAGAATAGACGCGGGATACGCTCTTTCCAATAGCATCAGCCAATATATAATCATAGGCTGCTTGCTGCCGTTCCTGCTGTCTATAACGCCGCTTATAACTGTCTATTGCCCTTATTACCTCTGCTAACGTCATATCCCAATAGGATAATTCAGTTATGCCGCAGTCTAACGCGGTTTCAAGCCATTTATAAGCGTATTTTTCAAACAAAAACGGCGAAAAGGTTTTATCCTTCTCGCCGTCTATTAGTTTTTTTCTGTTTCTTCATCCTGCTTTATAATGCCGGACACTTTATAAACTTCTATGATAATCGGCAAAAAGTCAGTAATGCTATTGCCGTCATTTAGCCACGCTTCAAAGATATCATAGGCATCATTTACGCTAATGCCGTGATGATACTGCTGTAAAGCCGCGTGAAGCACATTTACCATAACCGTTATAGTTGGGATAGTATCGCCATTGCCGAAAATCATTAGCGGATTTACGCCTAACTGTTTTTCAAGGGCTACCGTTGCCCGAATGGATAAGCGTAATTTATACGCCTTATCTCCTGCTGTAAAGTCAATATACATCATTTTTTATACCTCACTTTTTTAGAAATGCGTTTTTAGCCGTCTAATTTGCGTTCTAAGCCGCTTCTCCTGTTGGATGGGTATTTATCCATCTTTGCGGCTTCTCACGCCCACAGGCGGCAAATTGGCAGGGAAAAGGGGAAAGTGAGTTAAACCCCTTTCCCCACGCCCTTATATTACGCCCACACCATTTCGCTATCAGGCTTGATAGACAAGGTGTAAGTCAATGCGGCATTAACGCCCACGCCATCAAGGCGAACACTACAAGTGCCACCAAAGGAACACTTAGTAGTATCAGGCAGTTCTACCTTCCATTCCTGAGTATCCTTTAAGCCGTTAAGAGTGGTGAATTGCTCCTTCTCGTATAAGAACTTAAAATCAAGGCTATCACCATAATTTTTAATGCCATTTACATACATATGTGCGGCATCGGCTAAGGTAGTGATTTCAATGCTTTCAGTATCGCCGCCTAAATCGGGAATTTCCTGTAAGTTAGTTAATTCAACTTCACCGTGAAATAACTTAATGCCTTTACTAATCTGTGCCATATTAAAAGCCCTCCTTAATATGTTTCTATTGCTTTTGCTTCATAAGTCAATATCTTTTGTATTGTGCTTGATTGATAACTATGTAACTCATTTGCCCCCGTGCGTTTCCATCCAATAGGGCGTAATACATCATCAATCTGTTTAGCATAATTGTTTAATTGCTCTAAATCATTACCCCACACCTTTATAGTATAAGATATGCGGCTATACCCTAATGTATCGCCTGTTTCCTCTGCTGCGTTGCTACGCTCTTGGTAGGATATACAGGGCATAGGTGTGCCGCTGCTTAACTTCAATTCATAGTGTGTTGGTAAAATGGTTTTTAGGGCATTAACAATAGTAGGTGTAAAATCTATCATAATTTTATAATGCCCTCCCTTAGTATCTCTACTATCTTTTCCCGGTTATCATCAAGGGCAGGACGCATAAACGGCTGCGGTTTCTGTCCGTAGGTATAATGGGCTTCTAAACCCTTCTCCCGTAGGATTGCTACGGCTTGCTTTGCTTCTTCAAGGGTATAAGATTTTTGTGCCCCTTGTCGCGGTTCGCCGTTATGCTCCACATAAACCCACGGCACATCCTGCCTACCGGGTTTAGTTGGGTGCTTTGCTTCTATACCCGTGCCGTATTCCACATAAGGGGCATAGAAAAGGGGCGTATAAACTACGCCCTCATAATTATCTATACGGCTTGCGATACTACCCGCTAATGTGCCGTCACCTTCACTTAGCCCCTGTGCGTTGATTTTCGCTTGACGTTCAACCAATAGGCAAGCCTTAGTAATGGCTTGTTTAGCCTTTGCCGCGTCTGCTATGCCCTCTAAGCGTTCAAAAACGCCCTCTATGCCTTGTATCTCTAAGCCCATCTTAATCTACCTGTTTCAAAAATACTTGCTTGTATCGTCCAATAGGCTGCTTATACATTACTTTTAGCCGCTTACCCTCATAAAGAATTACAAATTTATCATCAATTTCGGCATCAAATGTAAGCCCCATATAAGAACAATTAGCATATAAGATATTTTCTTGTGTGCCTGTGCTTGTGGGATAGATAGAGAGTTTAACTTTTCCTAATGGTTCTGTTTTCACATCGGGAAGCACTTCTTGCCCGTATGTTTCATTTACTGATACTTTCCAATAGTCGTAAAAACGCATATTCCCTATAATCATAGCATTTTCACCTTTCTTTTTCGGTTAAGCATCATTGTAATATCTGCGGGATAGCCGTCTAAATAGGTTTCATTCACGCCGCTAAAAGATTGGCTGTTTAGTCCCTCAGTTCCCATACGGTTTAACTTTACAATAGCCATCTTTTGAGCGATAAGTAACAAATCATCATCCAACGCCCTATTACAATAAGTCGCGGCTTCCTGCTGTGCCATCTTTAACGCCAACTCTAATTGTGCGTCACTATAAGCGGCTGCGGCATCCCCCATCAATAATTTAATTTCTTCTAACATAGGTTTTACCCCCTTTATATCAAAAGGGGGCAGGGTTATCCTACCCCCTATATTTAGTTATTAGGCAGCCTTAGTAATTTCGCAAATCTTAGTAGCATCTTCAAGGGCTACAAGATAGCAAGCACGTAGATAGACAATGTTTTCGCGTTCATTCTCAATACGCTCTTGTGCTACTTCTACGTCCTTCTTCATAAACAACTTAACGGCTTCATTAGTCATAACGTAAGCCTTATCAGTAAGAGCCTTAGTAGCAATAACAGGAATGCCGCAAATAGTGCCTACCTGTCCGTTATAGACTACTTCACCCATACGGGCTGCCTTATAGTCCTCGTCCTTGCGTAAATCAGCCTTCCACGCATTAGGAATAACTACATAAAGTTTGCCCTCGTCCTCTAAGTTTAACTTGCTGATAGCATCAACAATAGTATCATAGCCGAAAGTAGCGGCAGAATGGGTAAGGGTTGCCTTATCAAGTTCGCCTACAAAGTCAGCAGTCATTTTATTAGTCATTTGCTGATTAGCACCCTTCATAAGATTATCTACAATGGTGCTATCCTTCATATAATCTTCATCGTAGTAGGAAAAACGCTGCTGGTTCATCTTAACGGTATAATCCTTACCGACATAGTTAATAGAACCCTTACCAGTATTACCTTCACCAATGCCAACTTCTTCAACTTCTCCGTCATAAGTATATACATTGATTGTTTTAATCATTCCGGCATTCTCAGCAAGGCTATTGTCAATAGTCATAAGAGTGCGGGTATTAAGTGCGGTAGTAAGTAAATCCTTTGCCTTTGCTTCTAAAACCTTATTTTCATAAACAGTATTCGCCATAATATAAAACCTCCAATAAAATTACCCGAAAACCTTATTAAAGGCTTCCGGGTTGTTTTTCGCTAAATTATTCATTTCCGCTAATGACATATTCTTAGCGGTATCTTTTGTTATCTCTGCGGGACTTGTATTTCCCTTAGGTGCGTTTCCCGCTAAACGCTTCTCAATCTCAATTTTTACCGCTGCCTTAAACAGTTTATCTAACTTGTCAATATTGGCTTGTGCGGCTTCAATATCATCACCAATAGCGATAATATCAGCAAATTCAGCAGATAAGCCGCGAGAACTTAAAACGCTCTTTAATTCGCTGCGGTTCTTCTCTACTTCAAATGCCTTAACCATTTCTTCTAATTCAGCAATACGGTTATCCTTTTCTGCCTTTTCTCTTTCGTTGCCGTCCAACTTAGATAAGGATAATTGCTTTTCATACTTCTTAGCCTGTGTTTTTAACGCCTGTGTAACCCTCTTATCGGTTTCTGCCTGTAAGAGTGCTAACACCTCATCCTGTGTATAAGTCTTTACCTGTTCCGTAGTTTCTGCGGTTTCTACGGTTTCATTACTAACGTTAGTATTCATTTCATCCATAATAATTAACCTCCATAGTAGTTAAGGGCTTACCCCTCCCCTACCCTAATATAGTTGTTTCTTTAACGCCTAACCCCTCAAAAGGCATAAAACATACCGACGTTCGGTATGTTTTTACTCTATTACAGGCACTATACAGCAGCGGCACTTTGTATGTGCGGGTATCGGCAACTTTTCGCCTACCCTATATTCGGTTTCGTGTAGTTTGCCGCATATCTTACAAAGGCGTTCATCTTCCTTAGCCCATACTTGTACCTTTTCTATTCCCGCGTCCTTATATCGCTGTTCTGCTGCGGTAGTCTGTATGTGTGCCATTTCAGTCCTAACTAATGCGTCAGCCCTGTTATATGACACGTTAAATTCTTCCATCAATCTATTTTTGAGTTTGTCAGGATTAACACCCGCTATCACGCTTTCG